ATCATGGCATTACTTTCTCAATGCCTGTCAATGTGGATGTATCGTTTGAAAATTCAGATAAATCAGAATGGGTAAGCTGGAAAGGTTAAAAATGACATTATTAAGCGCTAAATATATTGCAGCCCTTTATTCAGCGTTTAGACTTATGCCACCTTTTGATCGCTACGAATTGCCCACCGCTAGAAAAATAAAGTTTAAAATTATTAATGACATAACGGCCTACGGTTATTTTAACTGCGACCCTCATCTAACTATTGAAATTTCAAAAGGCCGTTGTTTACATTATTCTACGATTTCTGAAACTTTATTGCATGAAATGTGTCACCTAACCCTTTATAACAAAGGTTATAAGCATTGGGATGCCCATGGCAAAGCTTTTTATAAGTTGGCTGACCAAATATCCACAATTTACGGTTTCGACCCCAAGAGGCTTTAAAATGCGAAATAACCCTATATTAGTAGAACGTGAAGAAACTCATGGTGATTTTATGGCTAAATCACGCTTTATTGAGAAAGTTCAAGATATTATTAGCAAAAATGCTTGGAATGATTTAGAAGCGGATCAGAAAGAAGCAATCCACATGATTTTAGTTAAATTAAGTAGAATTCTTTATGGCAATCCTAATTACAAAGATCATTGGGATGATATTGCTGGCTATGCCACTTTAGTATCTGAACGACTTAATAAGAAATAATGATTTTCTTGATGGCTTTGTCTTGCAAAAAGACCATAATTTGCGTAACAAGTAATTTTGCTTGTTACAGATAAAGGATAAATACTATGTGGACAACTCCAGCTGCTACTGAAATGCGTTTCGGTTTCGAAGTTACAATGTATGTAATGAATAAGTAATGATTATTGTTACAGATTGCTATTAAATTAAGGGGCTTAAAATGCCCCTTTTTTTATTTACCAATAGCAAATAACGTATTCTAGAATGAAACGTAAAGGCATGCTAACAATGCAAAGAAGGCACATAGTAGTGACAAACGACACACAAACAAAAGCAAAGTCATCCACTATTTTTTAGGGTGTGCTTTAGACATTGGCGCTTTAATATGAGCTTTAAATTCTTGCTTTAGCTCTTTGATTTGACGCTCAACAACGTATTCTTTTTTTTCATGTCTAATAGAAGGTTTTAATTCTTCAAGTTTCATTTTAGTTGCCATTGTTTTTCCTATCCATATAAAAATAATTGTTTTTCATCTAGCCTTCTATTTTTAAGGCCTTTTAATTCTGTTAATACACCTTTAACTCTAGCTTTACAATATTTCAATAAAGACTCCATGGCAGCTTCTTTATCACCACGAATAACTGCTTGGCGAAACGTGCTTCTTTGGAATAATCCTAATCCATGGTTAAAACTAAAGCTCACGCAACAAGAAAATTCGCCTGGTGTAAGTTTAACATTAGGAAGTAATTTAGTGACGCCTATTTCAAATCTTTTTAAATCTAATCTTAATAGTGCATCTACTTCTGCGGTTGTGAAAGTTTTGTTGTAACCATCAGGGAGTTGTTTACCATCACCAATGAGGTGTCCGACACCAACAGTCCACAACCCTGCTGGGCAACGATAAGGCCTAACACGCACGCCTTCGTAATGTTTGATAAGAGCGATGCCACGTTGTGACGTTATCATTTCTTATTAAATGCTCGACTACCAAAGTGAAACATAATAATGGCTGCCCAAATTTGTTGAGTATCATCATCCCATATAACATTTAATGCTGTGCTAAAGTCTACACCATGCACCCATGCGTAAATAAATCCACCAATTTCAACAAATACAAATATACCAAATAATCCTAATGATATTACAGGTCTTACAGCAGCTCTTGCAGTAACAACCCATGGTGCAGCACCTTCACTTAATTTAGAATCATTGGCATATAAAGCTGTCATTTCGTCTGCTTGAGATTGAACTTGAACTTCTTCTAACTTGATAGCTTCAATTTTTTCTTGTGAAGCAAATCCTTTTTCAGCCATTGCAAGCTCACGATCAATTTGTAATTGAGCCATTTCACGCTCATGCTTTTGATCGCCTTTTTGTTGGAAAAAATTTAATATAGATGGTAACGCAGAGCTACCAAATCCAAGCAATGATCCAAGTAACGTAAACATTATTTTCCTTTCCTTTGCATATCGTGTTCTTCAAGAATACGAATACGAACATTAAGTTCACCCATTTGTGTTCTAATTTCTTCTTTAAGTTTTGCTCTTGCTTCTGCTGATATAGGGCTATCAGTTGGCACGCCTTGAGCAGTTATAAGCGCAGGCATTTTAGACTTAATATCAATAAGATCAGCTTGCATACCTGATAATGATGAAAGCATCCATGCAATAGCAGAAACTATTACAGGAAACATCATGCTGGTTAATTTAGATAAATCCATTATTTTAAAACTATGCTTAATAATAAAATAATAATAGCGCCTGCGCTTGCCATTAAGATACTTTCTAAACGCTTTAGTCTTGCGCCAATTTCTTCATATCTTAAAGCGCATACTTCTTCGTGAACGCTTAAACGACTATCTACTTCTGTAAGTGAATGTTTAACCATAATTAACTCTTCATAATGTAACAAAGTGCATAATACGGAGGAAGGTTAGCACCTGTTCCACTTGTGCCTGATGTGGCTGTTGTTGTAGCAACAGTAATGCTTGTTGTTGCAGAATTTGTTGGTGATAAACTTCTACCTGTTGAATATCCTGTTGAAGCTGATATAGGTGCGCCACCATTGTCATCGCCTGCTTGAGCAGAGCCTAAATTTTGTAATCCATGAGTGTGGCCTGGATCAGTAACAGTTGAAGTTGCAGTATGGTTATGAGATACCACTATTGCATCTGCACTACCACCTGTTTGATTAACTGAATATGTAGAACCAGCACCAACAATAAAACGATTGCGAAGATCAGGTGTTGAGTTTGTTCCGTCACATAATAAATAACCAGCAGGAATAGAACCAATTGAACCTGACCATAAAAGAATCATGCCTGTAGGTAATGTAGATGAAGCCGCAGGAATAGTTCCTAAAATACCGTAGATGTCATCGTAAGTAGCAATTGTTCCGCCAGCTGAGTCTTGTAAAATAAATTTGTAGTTATATCCAAAAGTTAGCCAAATCTCATTAGGCGCTCTACCATCAGTTCCTAATATAATTGGATTAGCATTAGCTATTGTTCCACTAACAGTTGTGTATGTAGCTAACGGTGTAGATGAGCCAGCTTGATAGCTATATAACTTGCCACCTGATAGTGGTAGGCCTGTAACGCCTAAAAAGCTAACTCCGTTGCCTATGGGTGATAGATTGACTGCCATTTTATTTTCCTATATCTGAAAGTTTATTATATTTTATTTCTTTTTCAAGCAATTTACCTTGTTTAGTTTTGTAAAACTTGCTAGATATTTTTTCGCCTATATTTTCACCAACTAACGCACCAGGAACTCCGCCAATTTTTGCGCCTAATGCAGTTGATCCTTTAACTGCAAGTGTTCCTAATTTACCTCTTAATTGTTGTGTTTGAACTGCTGCGCCTGGATATTTAGTGTCAATACTAACTAACTCACCAGCTCTAATACCCTCATCAATATTTTGTAAAATTTCAGGACTATCTTCAAAGGCTACTTTTAATTTTTCTGATAATTTAGCTCTTTCTTTAGCCGCAGCTCTGCCATTCCAAGGCTCACCTTGTGCGCTTTGACCTGCTTCTTTAATTCTGTTTACTAAAGAAGTTTGTATTTGTTTTAACGCATCTGTTTTACCTGTTTCTTTAAAAACATTTATCATGTGACCAAATTGACTTTCAGGCAATGTAGTAATTTTATTTAAAATGCTTTCTGTAGGTATTTTTTGATTTGTTCCTTCAACATTAAGCAAATCACTCATTGCTTTAGGGTTGTCATAAATTTCTTTACCTACTTGAAAATGTTTGCGAGCTGTTTCAAATGTTTCACCGCCTACATTAGAAAACACATCTTCATCAATTAAACCTTTTAATTGTCCACCAAGCTGTTTGGTTTCATAGTTGTATTTGCTATTGATAAACTGACGCAAAGATTCTGATTGAGCAATATTCATCGGTCTAACATTACCTTTTTCATCAAGCAATCCTTGACGTTTTAAAAAGTTTTGAATACCTTTTTGTAAATTTTGCTCTTGAGTGTAAGTAAAGTTTTCGTCAGCTTTTAAAAATTCATTTAATTTGTTTAGCTCAACAGGTTTGTCACCATGCTCAAGTCTTGCAGTTTCATATAATTGAGTTGTTTTTTCATTGTGTTTACTTAAAGCATCTTCGGCTGCTTCACGAATAAGTTTGCCTGCATCTATTTTGTCTGTTATTTCAAATTGAGTGCCTGTTCTTGGTATTGTGCCACCAAGCTCATTTTCAATTTTATTAAAATGTCCTGATACAGCTTCTTTTTCGTGAGTAAGTTGTTGCGTCATTCCTTCGCCATAAAGACCTTTTTCTGCTTTTGAAGTTAAATATTGAGATGTAGCTTCTTTTGGATTTTCGTCAATTGCAGATTTTCTAATATTTTGTATGCCTACTTTTTTCAGTAACGCTTCATTGTCACTAATAACTTCTTCAGGTTGAAGCGCTTTGCGTCTTTCAAATTGACCTGTAATAGCCTCATCAACAGCGCCAACACCTTTATTTACAACCTTACCAATTCCTTTACCTACAGCTGGGCCAGCTGCAAAACTTAATGAATTAGCAATGTTTTCTACGTCTTGAACAGGAACGCCTGTTTCCCTAGAAACAACTTCTGATCCTTTGTGTATATTTTCACCAATATAATTAAATAATTTTCTAGACGCTTCTTTTTGATAGCCTGGTGTTTCAGTTACACCAAATAAACGACCTACAGGATTTTCTAATGCTGCAACTGAACGGCCTGCTATTTTTTCTGCTTCTTCAGGCGATTGTTGTAATGCTCTTGCTGTTGCATAAGTTAAACCGCCTACAGCGCCTGGCACAACACCAAATGCAGTATCAGCTAAAGATGCAACGCCTTGACCAAATTCTTTGAGAGGCTCAAAACCATATTTTTTAATTACAGGTTGATTTGGTGTAATTGTTTCAACAGGCAACATTTCAAAAGCTTTTGACTTTAATGATTGTTGCTCATTACCAATATTTAAATAATCTTCAGGTTGAATAGCAGATTCATCAGATATACCTAATAAATCTTCTTCGTCTTGAACTTGTTTCTTTTTGCTTAAATCTTTAGCCGTAACAGAAATAACAGGCGTTGAGTCTGTAGTTGATAGACTGTCAAATTGGCTTGATAATCTTCCCATTACATTAATCCTAATTTATATTTATTATCTAATACCTCTAAAGCATGAAGTTTTTTAGAAAATGATTTTCTTTCTGAATCAGTCATTGATGACTTAAATCTTTTTTGATCTTCAACTGACATTGAACTAAATTGCAATACATTAGGATCAGAAATTTGGCTAAATTGTGTAAGAGCTTTAGTGTATTTTTCAGGATCAGTTTGATATTGTTGCATAACGGCTTGCTTAACAAGTTTAAGTTTTTCTTGACCAATAAGTTGATTAGCAGCTTTTTTAATTGCTTCTGCTGTCATGTGTCTATTTGGATTAGCAGATTCGGACAATATTCTTGCTGCGTCAGTATTGCCACCAGCTTGAGTTAGCATACTTGTAACTTTATTTAATAAATCAGTATCTGTAGCGGATGTAATATCTGCGCCTGGAATACCAAACGTTGAAGCCAATTTATTAAGATATTGACGTGAATCTGTAAGAGAGCCTGTAACAGCTGCGTTTGAATATTCTTTGACTAATTGTAATAAGCCAATGTTTTTAGTTGCATTTGTTGCATCTTGTGTAGTTTTTGACCAATCTTCACTAGCAATTTTAGCTCTATTTTGAAGCGACTCTGCTTGGCCAGGTTGCATAGCTGATACAGTTGGAGGTGTAGGTTTGCCACCAAATCCTTGACCGCCACCACCACCGCCAATAAGAACTTTTGTTCCAACAGGAACACCCATTCTTGCAGCTTCAGCTGGATCAGTAACAATTCTTTCTGTGCCTGTAGGTAATTGTTTAGTGATTGGTGCGCCAACAGGAGCTGTAGGTTCTTGACCTGTAAACAATGGATTACCACCAACAACAGGTCTAATTTGTTGCCCTGTATCTTGCATATAAGCAGTAGGATAAAGTTTTTCAGCTTGAGCTTGAGCTGATAATATACTAGCTTGTTTTTGAGCTATAAAAGCTTGCAATTCTGTTTTTGTAGCTTTTGGATTTAATCCCATAATGGCTTTAGTAATTGCAGCTTGTTTATCTTCGTTTGTAAGAAATTGACCTGAATTATTAATTGAATCTGTTGCCATTTTAACAATTCCATCGTAGGTTGGATTTTTATGTAATTGTTGTATTTCTTGAACGGCAATAGTTGACGCATCTATAATTTGTTTAAGTTTTGCAGTATTAGCACCATAAACAGCAGATTCGGATTCTGCCTTTTTTTGCGTAATTCTAGGTTGTAAAGTTGCTTCAGCTTCAGTAGTAAGCGCTTCTTGTTGTCTTGCTAATAAAGGATTAATTTTTTCTGCTTGTCTAAATTTTTGAGCGTTAATAGACATATTCATCATGTCAGCTAATGACATGCCTTCAGGGCCTTTAACTTTTGACGCTACATCTGATACGCTAAAATCTGCCATAATTTATCCTTATCCTAAAAACATTCCAACACCACCACCCGATGACGAGCCACCTGTGTAGCCTGGAATAGTTCCACCTTGACCTAATAATTTATTCATGTAAGCCATATTGCCTAATGTATTTAATCCACCACCTATTGCGTTTACTGTTCCAATTGTTCCTGCCGCTCCTGCATTGGCAGCACCTACACCAAGTGAACTCATAGCGTTAGCAGTATTTCCTGATAAATTAGCTGTTGTTTGATTTGCAGTTTGACCAAATCCTGCAATACCAGCTAAAGTATTATAAATGTTAGAACGTTGACCTTGAAAATTACCAAAAGCTTGTTGGTAAGCATTTCCTGCAAAGTTTTGAGTGTAATCTTGAATTCCTTTTATAGCATTTCCGCCAATAAGACCGCCTGCTGAATTAGCAAGATTTCTTACGCCTCCTTGACCTTGTTCTAATTGAAATGCGTAATTAGGTGCTAAATTAGCGTTTAAGTCTTGATTAGTAAACTCTCTTGTAAAATATCCTGATCCTAATCCTGTTCCTATTGGATTACCTTGAGCGTCATATTGTTGATATTCACCAGGCAAAAAAGAACCAATTGTGTTAAGTGCGCTATACCCAGCTCCTCTAAATGGTGCGTTTTGAGCATTTTGAGTATTAAACATTGCAAGTTGTTGATCTTGCCCTGCTCTTGCTGCGTCTGCTTGTTTATCTGCGGCACTACTTGCACCATAAGCGCCAATTGCTGCTGATCCAACTACCGCTGCGGCTATCCAACCTGCCATGATAATTCCTTTTCTAATATAAACGTTTCAACTTTACTTAATTGTTTAACTCTATTTTCGCCCAAACCACATTCAGGCACAACATACAATCTATCTTCTAATTCTTCTAAATTTTTACAGTTGTCTAAATTATCGTAAATGTCAACCCAAACAACTTCTTCATCAAAAACTCTGCCAACTCTTTTTTCGCCAGCTTTTGCATTAAACTCCATAGGTGCTTTTAAAGTTTCAATCTTATTGCCTATATTTACAGCAATAGTTCCTTTTTCAAGCCTAACCTTATAATCTGTTTTATGTGGCGCACCTGTTAAAATAGTCCATTTAGGCACAGTAATTTTACGCTCATAAACTTGGTCTAGAAATGTATGGTCAGTTATAATGTCTGACTGTTCCATTCCTAATAATACATTTTCAAGCTTTTCAATCTTTTCTATCGTAACATTTTCAATAGATTGAATATTTGAAAAGTTATCTACTACATCAATCTCGTTCATTGATTATAATAAGGCACTTTTACAGGTTGACCGTTTACCGTCATGTTTATAAATCCTGCTGGTTTTGCAGGTAACGTTGCTGTTCCTGTAGTTGCTGATTGTGAACTACTGAAATTAAGCAAGTTAATAAAGAATTGTTGCCAAGCACGAGTTGGTCTTTTTGATGAAGCATCTAAAAATTCTGTTTGTGGGTATGGATTAGTTTGACTTGATCCATAAATACCATTTCCTGTGGACATTAGTTTTCCCCTACCGAAGCTTTAAGATTAGACGATATTATAACTGCATTTATAGGGTCTGTAACTACAACTTCAAAAACTCTATCTCTAG